GGTAAGAATACAATACCGCTTGCGAAAGCTTATAGTCGAGATGTTGTAGCGCCAAGTTTAGGTAATACAAGTGGAATTATGGTTCCTTATGTGAATGAAATATCTATCGCATTAGGTGAAACCATGCGTTATGTAAATGGTGGTAACTTCTTATATGCTTTTATGATTCAATATTATACAACTGGTGATGGTTCTATAAATGCATGTGGTAATGGCACTACTGAAGGAGATAAAGAAAAAGATATAATTAATGATTATATTAAACAACTACTTTCCGATCAAGTAAACGGTTGGAAATATTAGGAGGGGTTTACAATGCAAGATGCTATTTTTAATAGTGTGATTCAGCAAGGGGCTTTCGCAATGTTGTTTGTTTGGATGTTGTTCACTACACAAAAGAAAAATGAAGAACGTGAAAATAACTATCAAACTGTTATTGAAAAGAACCAAAATGTAATTGAAGAACAGGCGAAAGCTTTTACATCTATTTCGAAGGATGTTAACGAAATTAAACAAAAGCTATTTGAAGGAGATGGAGAGTAATGAATTTTGGGCAAGCGATTGAAATGTTAAAACAAGGTAGACGTGTATGTCGTAAGGGTTGGAATGGTAAAGGAATGTATTTAGAATTACAAGTTCCCGACAAACATTCAAAAATGAGTCTACCGTATATCTATATGAAAACAGCTTGTGAAAATCGTGTACCTTGGTTAGCTTCACAGACTGATATATTAACTGATGACTGGATGGTGACAGTGTAATGGGAAACATTATTGATATCTCTAAATGGAACGGTAATATTGATTGGGATGCTGCTAAACCTAACATAGATTTTATTATTGCTAGAGTGCAAGATGGTTCAAATTATGTTGACCCTAAGTATAAAGAGTATATCCAAGAAATGAAAGATAGAAATATATCGTTTGGTAACTATGCCTTTTGTCGTTTTGTTTCTGAAGAAGATGCACGAATTGAAGCTAGGGATTTCTATAATCGTGGTGATAAATCCGCTACTGTTTGGGTTGCTGATGTTGAAGTAAAAACAATGGATAATATGAAAGCTGGAACACAAGCTTTTATTGATGAGCTTAGAAAACTAGGATGTCAAAAAGTTGGTTTGTATGTAGGTCATCATATGTATGAACCTTTTGGTATGAATCAAGTAAGTTGTGATTTTGTTTGGATTCCTCGTTATGGTGGTAATAAACCTATTTATCCTTGTGACATTTGGCAATATACAGAAACTGGGTATGTTGAAGGTATTGGTAAATGTGATTTGAATGTTCTTAACGGTGATAAAAGTTTAGATTGGTTTACTGGTGAAGAAGAGAAAGTTCAAGAACAAAAACAAGAATCACTTGCATATGATTCTAGTTGGTTTACTAAGCAAGATGGGAAATTTATTGCTAACACCTCTATCAAAGTTAGACGAGAACCAAGTGTAAATAGTGAACATGTAAGAACTTTACAACCAAATGGAGATTTTTCATATGAATCATATGGATATGAAAAAGATGGTTATGTTTGGTTAAAGGGTGTTGATGGTTTATATGTTGCAAGTGGTGAAACTGTAAATGGTGAACGTGTTAGCACATGGGGTAAATTTATCTAACTAGAAAGGATTGGAATTCATGAGTACAGATATTAGTTTATATTATAGTCCTGATAAGATGCTTTCTTATGATAGGATGTTAAATTTTGTCATTGGAGGACGTAGTATAGGTAAAACTTACTCTATGAAATCCTATGCTGTTAGACAGTTTTTGAAACATGGTAAAATGTTTGGGTATATTCGTAGATATAAAGAAGAATTAAAAGGTTTGGAAACTTTCTTTGATGCTATTCAAAAAGATTTCTTGGATGTTGAATTTGAGGTAAAAGGAAGAAAATTTTATATAAATGGTAAATTGGCTGGCATGGCTTTTCAACTAAGTCAATGGCAATCATATAAATCAAAAGAGTATCCGTTAATAGATTTTATGATGTTTGATGAGTTTATAAGAGAGAAAGACAATAGTGGTTATATCCCTAATGAAGTTGAAGGTTTATTAAACTTACTTCACACGGTTTTTAGGGATAGACCGAGAACACGTTGTGTTTGTTTAAGTAATGCTGTTTCTATTATCAATCCGTATTTTATTTACTTCGGATTAACTCCTGACATAGATAAGAGATTTAATGCTTATGAAAGTTTAGTTGTTGAAATACCCCCTTCAAAAGAATTTGCTGATAACTTTAGGGAAAGTCGTTTTGGTAAATTGATAGATGGTACTGGCTATGGAGATATGGCACTTGATAATGAATTTACAGGAGATAATTATACATTTGTTGAGAGAAGAACAAAAGAAAGTAAATATGTTTTCTCAGTTGTGTTTAAAGGATTGATTATAGGAATATGGGTTTGCCCACGAAATGGATTAATGTATATGAGTCAAGATTATGATCCTTCTTCTAAACAGGTTTATGCAATAGTAAAAGAAGATATGGCTGAAGGTCGTACATTAATTAGAAACTTTAGAGATAATGGTTTCATGTATAAAATGTCTAGAGCGTTCAAAAAAGGTGAACTACGTTTCGACAATCAAGTTGTTAGAACGACAGGTTATGAGTTATTTAAAAAGATGGGTGT